TCAGAAATGTATCGTGATTTAAAATCTGCCATTATCGTTTCTTACTTGCTTTTTGTAGTTCTAATCTTTCTTTTTCTTCTTTCAAGTATTTAATTAACAAATCAACATAGATTTGTCTTTCCCAAGGCAACATGTTTTCAAGTTCAGTCAAACTATATTTGTGATGCTGCATCATCGCAAAGTTTGTCTGATAATAGTTGCTTAATGTATCATAACGAAATATTAGACGAAAAAATTTTGCATGCCCTTTATCGTAATGTCTTCCTCATATGCACATTTTGGACATTTAAAATGAACATCTTTTTTAATCTCAGGCATGGTATCGAAAAACTCTTTAAATTTTTCCATGTCTTTTTGTTGTAAACTATCCACAAAGTCTTCCAATTCTTGTTTGGTAGAATCTTTGGCATAATAAATTTCTTCTTTATCGTAAATGTAGTCAATACAATCGATAAGAATATTAATCATCATTTCACTCTCAGACATTTTTTCATACCTTTGTAACATTTCAAAGGTAGGATATTTAAAACAAATACCTAAATTCTCTGTCAATTGAATTTTGTTCTTATGATTAGGATTCTTTGTTGGTTGCACTTCAAGTATGTTTAACTTGAATTCTACAACTCCATTACATTGCTTTTCTTCACCATTAGTTTCTTTTAGAACATTGTTGCACTTATAACGCAAGTCAACAACTTCTTCTACTGACCTTGCACGAAGGTTCATAAACAAATATTCTAAATCAAAAGTTGGTAAAGAATCTACATCAACTTCATCAAGAACACAATTTTTCAATACTTGACGAATAACTCCTACCATCTCATTTGAATCTGAAGATTCAGAAGCCATAAGAAATAGTTTTTGTTCTCGCACTAAGAAAGGACGAAAACGCACAGGTTTTCCTGTTGATACAAGATTGACTGTGTAAATCGGTACATCTATTTTTGGTAACATAATAACCTCGCTTTGTTAATTAAAGAGCACGACCAAGTGGTAAAATCCTTGAGAGACCAGAACCAAACAATGCGGTTGCAGCTGCAGCCAAATTGTAAGTTCCGTCATAAATTGGTCTATATTTTTGATAAGCAAATTGAACAGACAAACGATGAAAACCGTCATCTGCCCAATTCAATGACTGCGGTCCAATTCCAATTGGAAACGCATCGATTAATTCTACTGCATAAATTTGTTTAATGAAATCATCGTATTGAATAATTTTAATATTCGTCATATAACGAGATTGATTTCCTTTTGGAAAACGAAGATTGTTTGTATCAGAAGGCATGATTGCTTCCATCCAACGGTCAAACAATTTACGCTCATAGAATTGGTTGGTACATATAAATGTTAATGATGTGTCTGCATATTGTGTTTGATATGGAACTTTAAAAGTAGGTCCATAAATTTTAACATCGGCAGTTTGCAATGTTTTTCCTGGCAGTTCAGCCGTTTCACATTGAAGTGCCAAATATCTTGACATAGATGAGTTTGCACTTCTTGATTGTGGGTCTTGGTCTTTTGCACCACCAAAAGCAGAACCTATTGCATCGGTTACATCATTAAAAATGGAATTTGGAAAATTTAAAATCTTTTCGATTACAGAGTTGCCTACAAACTGATTAATGTATGCAGGAATAGGTAACACGACCTCAAATCGTGAGGTTTTGGCAAGTCCGTCTTTACCACGAACATTTGATAAAAATAAGTTTGGTGAAAATGACATTAGAATTTTTTCCTTGAATCTGCGTAAACTTTACTTGTTGTTGCGCCAACAAAGCTTTCTACTGGCAACATGACGGCAATGTCCCATTCTTCAGCAGATATTTCTAAAAACCTAGAATCAATGTGACTAAACAAATATCTTTTAATACACGGTGTTGCTTCAAATGCTTTTGATGCTGCCGCTAAGTATTCATAACTAATACGCAATTTTGTTTTATCGTCAAATCTATTATTTGTAGCCACATCACTTAACTTATCTAAAAGGATAATGCGCTGCTTTGGGTGAATGTAATGCAAGTTCAGCCCTAGAAAACCGTCTGGGTAGCGTTCTATTGGAATTACCAATGGGAACCTGTCGTAATATGGCAGCGTATCCTTATGCTTTGGGTCATAAAAATAAAAATACATGCGACCAATAAAAGAATTATTTCTCAATCGTTCTCTGTCACGCATCAGAGTTTGGGGAGTAGGATTTAAAGATTTAACTTTTGCCCGTAACCAATCTCTAGCTGCGTTTGTCCTTGGCGTAAGTCCTTCTTTCGCCAACGATTTTTGAATTCTATCGATTAATGTCGCCATTAGGTTATTTATCTTAAAGTCCCAACTCTTTTTCTGTAATTAACTGAAACTGCCATCCATGTTCCTTACAGAATAAATCGGCAGCTTTCCATTTTGCCTGATTTACGGCATAGGTGGCAACTTCTGCCAGGTATCGTTGGGTCTTGCGTTTTTGCGTTGGCATCATCGTCTGTTTATGCGGCTTCACTTCTAATATCGAAGTCTGCTCGGAGCCATCTTTCCGTTTGGTCCTGACAATAAAATCTGGAAAATATCGATGCACTTTATTGTCAACTGGCGAAACATAAGGTATCGGCAACTCCTCAGATGCCCACCAAATTACGGCAGGGTTGCCATCTAACCATTTCATAACTCTCAGTTCCCAATTAGAGCGATAGATAATGTTGGTCGCATTACCTTTGTATTTGCTTGGGTTTTTTGGTCGAAACCATCCTTTGTATGACATAAATATTATCTATCTAACAAACAGGATTCATATGGCACTTTTCGGCTTCGGCGACATAAAATTTGATAAAGGTTCTTCTTCCGCAAGAGGACCTCTCGCTTCTTTAGTGAATAGTGATTTTGAACGAACAACACTTCGTTATCCTTTAGATGTTGGAAATTATGACAAAGGTCATTATGTCGTGTTCTATATTAAACAACAAAAGAACACAAGTGCAAGTTTTACACGACCACCTGCAGCTGATTCAAGCGTCTTTAGTAAAAATACAGGAGGCCTAAAAGAAATACAATCTGCTTCCAATTTGGCCTCTAGTTATGGTAATGAACTTTTGGGTAAAATTAATAGTGGTTTAGGTCAAATTAATGGTGCAACTGGAGGTGCTTTAGGTGGCATCACATCTGCAATTAGTAAAGCCGCAGGAAATGTTGTTGGTAGTATTAACAATGTTTTTGGTCAAGCCAATATTAAGTTTGGTGGTGATTCTGCCGCAGCTAAAGAATTACAAGATAATTCGATTAAAAGAATAACTGGTGGTTCTCTTTCTTTTTTAAGAACCACAACACTTACAAAAGATGCAATTGCGATGTATATGCCAGACACATTGCAATACACATACAACCAATCTTTTGATTCACCTGCAATTGGTGAAGAATTGGGTGGTCAACTTATGGCGGCAGGTAAATCAGCCGTAGATGCATATAAAACTGGTGGTGGTGCCGATGCAGCTTTCGCAGTTTTAAAAGCAGGTGGTGGAGCCGTAGCTAAAAAAGTAGCCAATGCCGCATTAGGTACAACTGGCGATTTATTGTTTACTGCTGCCACAGGAACAGTTTCAAATCCTATGTTGGAGATGATTTACAAATCTCCAAATTTTAGAACATTTCAATTTGATTTTACATTTTATCCAAGAGATGAAAAAGAAGCACTTGAAGTGCAACGAATCATTGAAAGGTTTCGTTTTCATCAAGCACCAGAATTAGCATCTGCACAAAACTTTTTAATTCCACCTTCAGAGTTTGATATTAAATTCTATTACTCAGGTGCAGAAAATCCAAACATTCCACAAATTGCAACTTGTGTGATGACAAATTTAGATGTTAATTATGCACCAAATGGTTGGTCTGCATACGAAGTTCCTGGTGAGAATAATCCTTCTGTTGGTCGAACAGGTATGCCAACTGCAATTCAAATCACCTTACAGTTCCAAGAAGTTACATATTTGACCAAAAAAGATTTTGATTTCAACAGAGCATCAACTAGCACACTAGCGAATAAACGATAATGTCAAGATTTTTTAATTACTTTCCTAAAACTCTTTATACATCAAACAACCTGACCGCAGGTGTTGATACTGTAACAAATATTATTGCACGATTTGGTTTTGAATCAACACTCAAAAACAATTCGTCTGCATTTTACAAATACAATATTCAAGAGAGCGACACACCAGAAATTATCGCATCAAAATACTACGATAATCCTGAAAGACATTGGATTGTTTTATTGTTTAACGATATCATGGATCCTCAGTTTG